TGTAGGCACAACAAGAGCAAAAGAAAATTTATACATAATGCAACCAACATCAGATTATTATTACACAATAGGAGGACCAATAGTATGACAAACAAAGACATGTTTAAAGGATTAACGTACGAATCATTAGACAAGCAGGTCGGGGGGAAGCACTATCGAAATATGAAAATTCAGCCGGCAGAGTTTATAAATGAAAACAAGTTGCTTTTTGCCGAAGGAAACGCTATAAAATATATTTGTAGACATCAAAATAAAGGTAAAGCAGACGATATAAAAAAGGCAATACACTATTTAGAGATGATATTAGAAAGAGATTATAGTTAATGTTTGAAGCACAAACTGAATGGATAAGTCCAGAATCTTTTCCTGACCTTAAAGATCATAAATATATAGCAATTGATTTAGAAACAAGAGATCCAGGTTTAAAATCTAAAGGATCCGGTGCACTAGTTAATGAAGGAGAAATTATAGGAATTGCAGTAGCTGTAGAGGGATGGTCTGGTTATTATTCTTTTGGACATAAAGAAGGAAATTTTTTTGATGAATCTGCGGTTATGAATTGGATAAAAGATGTGTGTGCCTTACCTTGTGTTAAATTATTTCACAATGCAATGTATGATGTGTGTTGGTTGAGAGCATATGGAGTTCAAATAAATGGCCATATTGTTGACACAATGGTTATGGCATCATTGGTCGACGAAAATAGATTATGGTATTCACTTAATAGTTTATCGATAGATTATCTTGGACAAATTAAAGATGAAACAGCTTTAAAAACTGCAGCGGATAAAGCAGGTATTGATGCTAAAGCAGAATTATGGAAACTACCTGCTATGTATGTTGGGTCTTACGCAGAAAAAGATGCAGAGTTAACATTAAAATTATTTAAAAAATTATCTCTTGAGATTAAATTACAAGATCTTACAAAAGTTTTTGATTTAGAAACTCAACTGTTTCCATGTTTAATTGACATGAAATTTAAGGGCGTTCGAGTAGACGTAGAAAAGGCGCACTTATTAAAGTCCAAATTATCAGAAGAAGAAAAACAGTTGTTGTTAAAAGTAAAAAAAGAAACAGGAGAAGATGTCCAAATATGGGCAGCAAGATCGATTGCCAAAGTTTTTGACAAACTTTCCCTGCCTTATGACAGAACTGCAAAAACACAAGCACCTTCCTTTACTAAAAATTTTTTACAAGTGCATAAACACCCGTTGGTACAATGTATAGCAAAAGCTAGAGAAATAAACAAGGCTCATACTACATTTATTGATACGATTATTAAGTACCAATACAAAGGTAGAATACATGCAGACATCAATCCTATTAGAGGTGATAGTGGAGGTACAGTAACTGGTAGATTTTCATATTCAAACCCTAATCTTCAACAGATACCAGCTAGAAACAAGCAGCTAGGGCCAATGATACGATCATTATTTATACCAGAAAACAATCACAAGTGGGGTTGTTTTGATTATTCACAACAAGAACCACGTTTAGTTGTGCATTATGCAGCTACTAAATTTAAAGGAGATGAAGAAGTTACAGAAATAGTAGAGCGTTTTCAAAACAACACAGTAGACTTCCATCAAACTGTTGCAGATATGGCTAATATATCTAGAACACAAGCCAAAACAATTAACCTTGGATTGTTTTATGGTATGGGTAAAGCAAAGTTACAAGCAGAATTAGGTTTGTCTACAAAAGACGAAGCAACAAAATTATTTAATAAATATCATGACAGTGTACCATTTGTAAAAGATTTAATGGATGCAATATCAAGAGATGGTTCTGCGTTTGGTTACATTAAAACATTTGGTGGTAGAAAATGTAGGTTTGATAAATGGGAAATAGCAGAATGGAACAATGGTAATTTTAAACCACCCATGAGTAAAGCAGATGCAGAAGCAGCATATTTTGAAAAGTATCCTAAAGCTACAAAGCCAAACATAAGAAGAGCATTTACCTATAAAGCATTAAATAAATTGATACAAGGATCTGCAGCAGATATGACTAAGCAGTCTATGTTAGATTTATATAGAGAAGGTATTGTGCCACACATACAAATTCACGATGAACTTGATATTTCTGTAGAGTCAGAGTCGCAGGCTAAAAAAATTATTGAGATTATGGAGAATGCTGTTAAATTAAAAATCCCTAACAAAGTTGACTATGAATCAGGAGACAACTGGGGAGAAATAAATGGATAATAATTATGTCATACTTAAATGCAAACATACCAGTAGAGTACGCACAAATAAGAAGGGAGTATCTATATGATCTTAAAAAACATCATGGCGAAGTTGAAGACTGTATTATCTTCGGCATTGCCGCAATCACAGGAAGGCCAATCCTTTTCCATGCCATCATGGAAAACGGTGCAATCTTTTATCGTCTACCCATATCGGCTTTTATTCAACGTGGTTTTCAACCGGAAGCTGTTCCAACCAAGAGACTTGATGAATTGGAATTGTGGAATTGTTTTTCTTATTACCCTAGTATTACTAGTTTTGATATTCTAGACGGACAAGCTGGTAAGTATATAGGAAAAGATAAGAAGTGGCATCATGGATCTTATTTATTCACGGTTGACTTTGCACATCCAGAGAGTAATATAATAGACACTGATCATTCAGAAATACCGCACGAACACAAGTGCGCTCACATAATGGCGTTAGATGACGGCAATTATGCGGCTCAGCCAAACAATAGAATAATATGGGACATACCTTCATTTACTGTGAAGAATGAAATCCCTGATTGGAAGGTACAAACTTCCGAATGGAATGTAGAAGATACAGGTAAGTGGAAAACAGAAGACACTGACAATTTCTTCTACGAAATTGAGGAGAAAAAAAATGATTAAAAAATGGATTATAAGACCAGTTAGAAGACGATGGAAAAGATTTATTGGATGGCTTTTTAGTTGGCAGAAAAAAGATGAGTAAATGTCAAAACTGTAAACACGATTGTCATTGTCAAAACAATTTACATAAAGATGATGTAGGTGTTTGCAAGTGTAGCGACTGTAAATGTAAAAGAACTTACAAAAAACAAAAAGATCATGCAACAGATATGTCTTTTGAGAACGAGATAAAATACGATGGGTAAGAGTATGAATTATTATTTTACAGGCATATTAATTATATTAATTTGTTTACTAACACTTATTAGACCAGCTTATCCTGGATCTACACAGACAAATACATCAGGAAGTAATACAGCAATTGAAGGTGGATACACGTCAACTGCCACAACTACATATCAATCTGGATCAGAGTCTACAACTACAACTAATAATACTACAAACTCAGATATAAAATCTTCACCACCATCAGCATCTGCACCATCTTATAATTCTATGACACAAGATGTTTGCGCTGTTGGTGTATCTGCAGGAGTACAAACATTTGGTTTTGGTGTCAGTGGCGGTAAGCATGTAATAGATAAGAATTGTGAAAGATTAAAACTAGCAAGAATTTTAAATGACTTCGGCATGAAAGTTGCAGCAGTTGCTATACTTTGTCAAGATGAAAGAGTATTTGAGTCTATGATACAAGCAGGAACACCTTGTCCAATTGATGGTAAGATAGGTAAAGAAGCTAAAGCATTGTGGTCTAAATACGATCATGAAAGACCAGATTATGATTTGTATATTAAACGTATGAAAAAAAGAGAAAAAAAAGAAAAAGAATTAGCTAAGAAAAAAGCTCTTGAAGAAAAGAAAAGACTTAAAGAAGAAGCTAAGATGACTAAAGAATTTGAAAAAATAGACCAGGAAACAGAAAAAGTTATTACACCTAAAAAAAAACCAGTGAACTGGGAATCTCCTAAGTAATGCCTAGGCCTGTGTTAAAATGGATTGTAAGATTAAGAATGTGGTATGCAGATTTAAGAGGTCATCATGGTAAGAAATGGGATTATGAACCTTCAAAACATTATATGAGAAAAAAATGATAGATAAGTATATATTAAAATTTTGCGATTTGTTAGACAAATTTAGAGAATTAATAGATTGCCTCCTTGAACCCAAAAAGAAAAAGAAAAAATGAAATGGTTAATAGCATTTTTACTTCTTACAACTAGTGCACTAGCAGAAGAAATAACAACAGGTAATCTATTACCAAACGGCACTGGTTCTGCTTCTAATTTACAATCAGTAGATACTAACATTCCTAATGTACAGTCAAGCTGTTCATCATTTACATCTGTCAATACTACATGCACAAATCAAAACTGGAACTACCAAGAAGTAGAAGTAGGTAGCACATCATCAGGAACAGGAACATTGAACTATCAAGGATCCTTAGTTGACGTTGCAACTGGTGATGAAACTAGCACCCAGGCTATGTTAGATAATGGTGTTACACTAGATTCTACAACAGTTGTACAAAACTGTGAGTGGTCAGGTTCATCACATCAATGTGGTCAGGCTCAATCAGGTAGAGATACATTTAAAACAACAGTTAAAATATTAGATTCTGATGGCAATGTATTGTCCCAAGTAGATCAAATAAGAAATACAGACTCAGGTTATTATGCAAATGCAAATAAATATACAGATCAAGTCATATACAATGGCACTGGTTCTAATCAATTTGATTGGACCTGGACTGGTATAGATGGTGATTCTACTCCTGTAAATCTAGGTGGACCTAATTTATTAGGTGCTAAACTAACTATGACATATGACAATACGGTCATAGCAAATGAAATTATAGAAGAGATAGAGGATATATTTGAAGAGTTACAAGAAGAAATATTTGAAGAGTTTACATTTGAATATATAGAAGAAATGTTTGAAGAATTTACACTTATAGCACCACCTATGGAAGAGGTTATGGAAGAAGAATTTGAGGAAATGACATTCGAACCAATGCTAGTTATTATGGAAGAAATGCCTATGGAAGAGATTATGGAAGAAGAAATGATTATAGAAGAAATGCCTATGGAAGAAGAAGTAAGCACATCTTTCTTTTCAATGATGCTACCACAAGAGGAGGAAATATATGAGGAAACAGAAGAGATCATTGCAAGCTTCTTACCGATGGTTTCTCAAGAAGAGGAGACTTTTACAGAAGAGAAAATTATTGAAGAAGAAAAAGTAATGGAAGAAGAGCCAACAGAAATGGTTGAGGAAGAAGGTATAAAAGAAGAAACTACTGAAATGGCTAAAGAAGAAGCTATTGAAGAAGAACCTACTGAGATGGTAGAAGCAACTAATGAAAAAGAAGAAATTAAAGAAGAGAAATCTAATAGCGAGACTCCTGAGAAGTCCACTGTTCAGACTAAGAAGCTTACCGAACAAAAAAAAATACAACAGAAAAAAGCTATCGTTAAAAATCTTGACAGAATAATGGATAAGGTTGACAGCGATATTAAAGATATATCTAAAAATTTAGCTGTTAAAAATATTATAAAAATGGAGGCTATGACAAGTGAACAAGCATCATTAAAT